CAGCCAAATATTTCAAGGGATAACAATGGTAGATATTATAAAGAGAGCCGGTTTAGCAATTCCAACTAGTTACAGAAATGAAAAGTTTTACGAGTCCATAAAAGAGTTTCTTACAAGACGAACAAAAACCTATAATTCGTCTGTTTACACATACAATATGTTTTATCTTGAATCGGAAAAGTTTCTTACAGTTCCAAGGAATTTTCCGATTCAAGATTATGTTTCAAGTTTCAAGCTGGTTGATCGCAGACAAGAAGGTGAAGAGATTTCAATTCAACATAACATAACGTTAAGAAGTGAAGCTCAGAAAAAAGCAGTTGAAATCTTGATGAATAATGAAACAGGAATACTTCAGCTTGCTCCAGGTGTTGGTAAAACAGTTATTTCTATTTTTATGATTGCTGAAAGAAAACGAAAAAGTTTAATTTTGGTTCATAGAGATAGTTTAGCTGACCAGTGGAGAGATAGATTTCTTCAATTCACTAATATTCAAAATTCAGATATATCAAGATTAGCATCTTCAAGTTTCAAAAAAGATTTATTAAAGCCAATAATAATAGCAACCGATCAAACATTACTTTCCTTATTAAAAAGAAATAGAGAAGAATTTTTAGTAACTTTGAATGAAGCAAATATTGGAATCTTTATTGCTGATGAAGTTCATACTTCGGTAGGTGCTCCAACCTTTTCAGAATGTTCAATTCATATTCCAGCAAAATATTCCTATGGATTAAGTGCAACTCCTTATAGACTTGATGGAAATGGGGATGTTATAGAATTTCATTTAGGTCATATAACATCTGATGATGATTTAGAAGGAACAATGTCTGCTAGAGTAACAGTTCTTCTTTTGAATTATGACATTGATACTCCTAAACGATATACATATGTTCATTGGGGTGGGGAATTTCAACGAGCTAGATATTTAAATTTAATAAGAAAATCTCAACCATTTTTAGAAATTTTAAAACAATTATTAGCTAAAATGATTAAAGATAATAGACAAATAATATGTATGGTGGAAAGAATTAATTTAATTGAAGATCTATATAAGTGGGCACCAACTGTTGATAAATCAATGTTTTGTGGGATTGGAAAATTAGATACTTTGCAAAAACAAGTTACATTCGCTACACCAGGAAAGTGTAGAGATGGTATTGATGCTCCACATAAAGATTGCGTAATTATAACATCACCAATAGCAAATATTGAACAACTGACCGGTAGAGTTGTAAGGTCAGTAAAAGATAAGAAAACGCCTATTATAATTGATATGGTGGATTGCGGATCAACAAGAGTAGGACAAACTTTGAGTTCAAGAGTTAATTTTTATGAGAGAAAAAAGTGGCCTGTTCAATATGTTTTATTAACTAATGGACAAAAGAAATTAATCGACAAAGAAACTAGTTATAGAATAATTCATGGAGGAGTTGAATGAAATTTCTAATAACGGCTGATATTCATTTATCAAGATATGGACAAGATAAAGTAGAAGATACAACTAATCTTCCAGAAAGATTACATAGTATAAAGAATGTATTATATAGCATGGGAGAATATTGTTTCCAAAATAAAATAAAGGATATGATAATTGCTGGAGATCTGCTTCATGGAAAATCTATAATTTATGCTATTGCTCAAGATGTAATGATTGACTTTTTTTCAGAGTTTAAAAATTTAAATTTCTTTGTATTAGATGGAAATCATGATCTATCCGGAAAAAGTGAGAATTCAATTTCAGCTTTGAAGTCTATTAAACATATTCCCAACGTTACTTGGATTTCACATAATCCAGTATATCACATAGACGAACCAATTGTTTTTATTCCATATTCAACAAAAATCAGAGAAAATGTAAAAGATAGCCAAGCAAAAATATTGATTTCTCATTTCGGTTTGAATGAGGGAATGCTAAATTCTGGAATAAGTATTGTTTCAGATATAAGATTAAAAGATTTAGTCGGAAAATATGAATTAGTTTTATTAGGACATTATCATAAACCCCAAGAAATATTAAAAGATAATTTAAGATTATTTTATACAGGTTCTCCAATTCAATTAGACTGGGGAGAAAAGAATGATGAAAAAAGATTTTTAGTTGTTGATACAAAAACTCTTGAAGTGGAAAGTGTAAAGACAACTGGTTATAAACGGCATGTTGAATTAGAGTTAACTAATAAAAATAAAGCTCAAGTATTAAAAATTGCAGAAGAAGAAATCCAAAAAGGTAATTATGTAAAGATAATCAAAAAAGAAGTTGTTGATATTAAAGATTTAGAGAAGTTTAATGTTGTCGATAAATCAGATAGAGATATAACGAATAGAGGAATAACAAGTTCAATGGCAAAGGAAGAAAAACTGAAAAGATTTTTGGAAATAAAAGAAATTTCTCCTGAAGAAATAGAAGACTATTTAAAGTATGGTATTGAAATAATCAATAGCTGCGAAGGGGATACTATATGAGGCAAGTAAATTTTGAAGAAGTTGGAATGAAGAATTATGGTCCATATATTGATGACATGATTCTACAATTCAAAAAAGGAACGTTAACTTTTATAACAGGACCAAATGGTGTTGGAAAAACTATGGCATTAGATGCAATTCCTTTTTGTCTTTATGGAACAACCTCAAAAGGAAGCAAGGGGGATGAAGTTGTAAATAATACCATAGGAAAAGATTGTCATACGTGGTTAACTTTCTCTATTGATAATGATAAATATAAAATAGATAGATTTCATAAGCATACTAGAAAGAATAATACAGTTATCCTTCAAAAGAATGGTGTTGAAATAAAGAAAGGTCAAAAAGAAGTATTGCCAGAAATTGAAAGAATTGTTTGTCCCCAAAGAACATTTATGAACACAGTAATGTTTGGGCAAAAAGTAAAAGATTTCTTTACAGATTTAACTGACTCTGATAAAAAAGAAATCTTTAGAAAGATTCTAGACCTGGATATTTATCAACAATATTATAAGAAATCAGATGATATTCTAAAACAAGTGAGACCAGCTATTGTTGATCTTCAATCCAGTCAACAAATCAACTCCTCGCTTTTATCAGATTCTCAAGAACAATTGAAAACTTTGAATGAAAAGAAAGAAGAGTTTGAAAAAGCAAAAACTGAATATTTAAAAAACTTTTCAGAAGAAATAGTTAAAGCTGACCAAGTTTTAAAAGAACTCAGAGAATCTCTTATAGAATACCAATTAAAAGATTCAGATATTGAAAAAACGGTTAAAGAAATATCTGACGCTGAAAATCAGTTAAAATCTATTACTAAAGATCAGGAAGTAGCAAGACAAGAAGTTAAAAATCAAAAGGTTATTAAAGAGGCAGAATTGAAGAAAACTTCAGACAATATTAAAGCAGAGGTTCTTCAAGCTTGCCAAAAAATGAAAGATGAAGCTACAACTGAATTTCAAAATAATACAAATCAAATTCATAAAGAAACAGATGAGTTGAATAAAAAGAAAGTTTTATTTGCATCTGAAGAAACAAAGTTACAAGTAACAATTAGTATGGCGCAGCAAGAAATTCATAAAATGAATGATGCTCTTAATCTTGAAACGGCCACGTGCCCAACTTGCTTACAAGAAATTGATGAAGAAGCAAAGAATGTTATTAAAGAAAAAATAAGAAAACTAGAAAAAGAAATAACAGATTGTAGCAATTTGTTTAAAGAAAATTCTTTAGGACAAAACGAATTAAAAGAAAAAAGAAAAGAATTAGATAAGCAAATTGAAAATGAGTTAACATCTTTTCAAAGAAAGAAAGCTGAAATAGAAAAAGAAAGAGAAAAAGGATTTGATGATGCAGAGCAAAGATTGCAGCTTGCTTTAATAAAACTGAATAATTTAGTATTGGAAAAACTGAGTGCTATTTCTGATGAATATGCTAATATAACTGAAGGTATAAATAAAGAACTAGAACGATTAAAACGAATAAAAGGAGAACAAAATTCAGTAAGAACCATTATTCAACAAATTGAATCTAAGATTAATAATCAACAAATGCATATAAATTATATGACCAAACAGTTAGAAGAAAAGAAGAAGGAAAGTTTTGATCTATCGCAAATTAGAAGTTATGAACAAAAGATAAAATCTTATACAGCAGTATTAAAACAGAATCAAGATAAACTTCTAATATTAGAACGAAAGAATGCAATTATTGATTTTTGGAAATCAGCTTTTTCTCCAAGTGGAATTCCCTCAATGTTAATAGATGAGTCAATTCCATTTATGAATAGGCGAGTTACGTTCTATTTAGATCACCTAACTAATAATAGATATTTAGTTTCATTTGATACTCTTTCTGCGATTAAATCTGGAGAAATAAGAGATAAAATATCTGTTAATGTTTTAGATACATATACAAAAGCTAATTCAAGAATTCAACTTTCTGGTGGTCAGACAAGACTAATTGATATTTCTATAATTCTGACCTTGGGTGACTTGCAAGCAAAAATGCAGGATGTTTCATTTAATATCTTATTATTTGATGAAATATTTGATAGCTTAGATGAAGAAAATATTGGATTTGTATCTAAGGTATTAACATTAATAAAAGAGGGATTTAAAGATCCAGATACTAATTTAGAAAGTCAACCAAGATCAATCTATTTGATTTCTCACAGACATGAAGATCAATTAGAGGCAGATGAAACTTTAAATATAAATTGAGGTGGTTATGATAATATCATCTGATTTTATTACAAATAGTTCATCTTCTTCATATATTCTTAAAATACCAAACGAAACGACTTGTATAAAATTTAGAGAATATATTAATGAACTTCCAAAAACTGTATTTAAAGGAATAAGACTATTTCAAACATTTATTAATAAAGAAAAATTAACTGAATTTGCTCAACAAAAAGAATGTGATTGGGTATCAAAAGTTATGGGACCCAGCGAATATATTTCATTAAATATAAATGAATATATTATTCTTAGACGTGCTATTGAAGAAAAAAAATCATTTGAAATAATTGGTTATTTAGATATATCATGGGGAAGACAATATGATTCTGTAAAGGTTTATTGTAGTAAAAATTCTATAAAAATGGTTTATCTAATGGACGATTAGGAGATGACATGATAAGAATAGCAAACTGGTTGTTGACAAGGAAGTGCAATCTGCGGTGTGAATATTGTGCAATAGTTAGGGATTATGAAAATAAACCTGAAGAATATCCTGATATGAAACATTATATAGAAAATGAAATGTCAACCGAAACTGTTATAGATGGTTTGAAAAAGTTGAAGTTACATAATCCTGATATGTTTCATATATTTTATGGTGGCGAACCATTATTAAGGAAAGATCTCGCAGAGATAATAGACTTTGCAAATAAGAATAATATTCATTATACAATTATCTCAAATAATACTCCAGAGGTTCGTCCATTAATTGAAAAATTATTTTCTAAGGTAGGAAAAATAAATGGTTTTACCGCATCTATTGATCCTATATTTTCTAATGAACAAAATGACCATAGAACTTTAAAAACTATTAGTGGTTTTAATAGTCTGGTAAAATTAAAGGAACTAGTAAATGATGTTGTTGGAGAAATAACTATAACCAATGATACCGTAGAAAATATTTATGAGTTGGTTAAAATGTTATCTGAAAAAGGAATAAATAGCGATATAACTTTTGTTGATATTGCAAAGACTCCATATTATGACTTCTCAAATGTAAAGGATGAAAAAGAACTAGTTCAAATATCAGGAAAGTTGGGTGATCAACTTCAAAAGTTATGGTATAATTCTTCTTTAGATATACATATGAAAGATATTTTGATTCCAGAAATATGGATGATGTTACCGTCAAATTATGATTGTCAAATAGATCAGATATTACATAATATTTCTATTGACGCAGATGGAACTATAAGACTTTGTTTAAGAATTAGAGGAGTTTACACTCCAGATGAGATAAGAATATGGAATCTAATAAAAGATGATGGTGCAATAAATGTCGAAGCTATTGGTGCAATAAAACTAGATAAGAAACTATTTTGTAAACGATGTAATCATACATGCCAAATTATGAGTAGAGAAATTGAAAGATACAATACAAATCCTGAAGAACTTATTCATTTAGATAAAAGGAGTAAATAAAAATGGTTGATAAAAAAGATGATGAAATCCAAGGTGAAGTATTAATAAATGCCATGATGTTTTGGAAAAAAATATATGATTCAAAAGAAGTAACAATAAAATTTGTAAAGAAAAACGGCGAAGTCAGAATAATGAGATGCACATTGGACTTCAAAAAAATACCTAAAAAAGATGTTCCGAAACAAGTTAACGTTCCAAGAATGTTACAATTGGTAAAGGAAAAACAAATCATTCACGTATATGATTTGGATAATCAAGGTTGGAGGTCTGTTCCATTTTCTGAAGTTGAATGGTTGGAAAATAAACAAGGCCGTTTTTACAGCAAAAAAGCACTTGAACTATTGAGGAAAGCCAAATGACAATTCTTGATGAATTACTTAGTGAAATAAAAACTATAGATGTAGTTGAAAAATTAAGAATAATTTGTGATAAAATTCAAATAGAAGAAAATGAAAAATTTAAATATGCAAAAGAATTAATTCCAAAAGGGCCAAATAATTTTCTGGTTGTTGAAGTTCCAGGAAGAAATCAAAAAGAAATAGCTTATTTGGTTTTAGAAAGAGATATGCCGGTAATAACTCAAGCATATAATGCAGTATTATATACGTATATATTATCAAAATTAGATTTAACAAAACCTGAAACGTTTCCACCTCCTAAAAGACAACACTCATGGATAATAGGTGAAACCGACCCGCGAAAAGTATTAAAACAATTTGCAAGACTAGTTAAATTTTTAAAAGGAGAATAAATGCAACAAGAAGAAATACGAATTAATGATAAGTTCGTATCTGTGATTAGAGTCGACCAAAATGCTGAAAAACCAGATATTCCAGTGGCAAAACTTCGATCTCAATCAACAAATATATTCTTGAAAAAACTATATGAAAAATATTCCCAAAATCAAACAGGAATGACTCCTAGAAATTGTAGATATATAGAAAGAATTGATAGTAATAAAACAATTATTGTAATAGAAGAACCTCCTTCTTTTAGAACTTTATTCTTTTCAACTGAAACAATAAGAAATCATGTCATGGCCTTAACAAAGGAAAAAATATTTAAATATGAAATTAACATGGCTGATTATGAAAAAGATACTTGTCAATTCAACCTAGCATTACCATATATAGTTTTTACAATGATATTCAATGGTCCAAGACTTGATATTTTATTTGGAGCTGTTAGACCAAAACCAATTATAAGTATATCAGATAATCTTTTTGTTCCTCCATTCTTGAATATAAATGATGCTTGTCAAGTTTGTCTTGGAGATCAAGTTAGTGATTCGCAAAATATTATACTGGCTATAGACAAACTTCTACTAAGATTTTGGTCTTCTCAGTTTAACAGAGATTATAATTCAAACTTTGTAAAGTATTCTGCGGTTCCAATATTAGGAAATTTATTTGATTGGCAATATCAGAGTCAAATAGATCCAATGTTTATTTATAAAGCAGAATGGATTCCTATGGATCTCTCATGTCTCACATTTATCACCAGTATAAAAGCAACTTATGCTCCTCATAAAGTGAAGGCTTTAACATATACGGAACTGTATAATATTTTTGATATAAAACAAAAATATATACATAAAAAAATAGATGTTAAGAAACCTCCATTACTTACAGATGTTTCTAATGGAATTAATTTATTAAAAACTAAAGATGAGCCAGCAACGATCTTATATGTTGGAGATCCAATTCAATTTAAAACTAAAACTTTTTATGTAGAAACATTTTTGGGGCATGATGCAGTTGGTCCAGCTGAATATATTAGATTTATTGGAGAAGATAATAAATCAATCAGTATGAAATTAACAAAGAGGACAAGATCATTTCTTCTAAAACAAAGGAAAAAATTACTTTTTGAAGAAACAGTAACCTTATCAAACGGCGTAGTTATAACAGCTGGTGATATTTTAATATTAGAAGATAGAATGTTTAAACCTATTTATAAAAAAATTATTTATATTAGAAAAAGTTCTGAAGGATTGATGGAGCTAAGAGCAGCAGACCAATATCTGATGGCTGATAATCTTCCTAAAAACGCAAAAATATTAGATTTACAAAATATAGAAGTAGATGGGCTCAAGTTGAAAGAAGGTGAAATATATGACGTATGTAATAGACAAGTGAGTAATTCTCTTGTATTGCATCTTATAATAAAAGCAATATTTAAAGAGATTGCTATTGTTCAATCAAATAAATTAGTAGCAATGTTTAAACCTTTGAGCGGTGGTGGACCAGATTTTGGTATAAACTTAAATGACAGTAACTGTATATTTAAAGAATTAAATATTGAAAACCTTCCTGACGTTATATATATAGGGGCTAATATATTAAAAAATCAATCTACTGGCAAAATATTTAAAATGAATAATACTATATGTTATAATTATGGTATTATAAGTATAGGAGATAATACTTTCGAGACTGCATGTAAAACAATTCTGAAAGAAGATGCTTTTACTATTAGATCAACTAGTCTGGATATCTTATTTGAAGTTGGTGATGAAGTTGTAGTTGCAAATTGGGAAAATCCAAAAGATATGTTGAAAGTAAAAAAAATAATTGGAATAACAAAAAATAGTGAGAAAAAAACTATTGAATTTAATTTAGTGGATAAGAATAACAATAATTCAACAGCTACTTATGTAGAAAAAAATATCATTAATATTGGAACAGTTAGAAGAATAGTAAGAGAATATAAAGGAATAAAAAGAGGATCAAAAATAGTAGCAAAAAATAATTTAAACGGTTTTCTAAAAGGATCGGTTAATATAATAATTGGATTCTTAGATGATACAGGAACGCCTGAACCGTTAGTTTATTGTTCAAATTGTTTAACATTATGGTTTAGTGATGTAATAGAAAATTTTGATATTATTGAAAGAGATTTCAAAACATGGAACGAACTAAATCATAATCCAATTGATATAGCAAGAATTGAAATGCAACCCGGGGATATAGTTCAATGCTCTGGAGGTTATAGAATGCTTGGAGGATATGCATTATTCAGAACTAGTTCATATGATTTAAACTTAACTGCAGTAATTTTAAAAAATAATATGAATTTTGGAGATTATTATAATCTAGATAAACAATTTTTATCAGAAATGAAATTTCACGCAATTTTAAATCCAAGAGTTAATAATTCTAAAGAAGAGATTTATCCTTGCATTCCAAATTTACATGGTGGTTATTATACAACTCCACAATTAATAGCAAATGTTCCAAATTCTGCAAATGGACCATTTTTTCAACCAGGGAAAGGAAGGTTATTTAATGTTTCCGATAGCAATAAATGATGGAAATTTAGAGTTACCAAAAGATGATATAATATATATTATAGCAAAAGAAGGAATATTTCTTAAGAAGAAACTAGATATTTTAGAAAGCATTGTTCCAGTTCAAAATATTTCTTTCTTGCAAAGTATAAATACAATGGCAAGAATGAATATTCCAAAAATACCAGGTGATGTTATTACACGAGTAATCTTATTCTTCAGAGAGATCTATAAAATACATAGATCAGAAGCTATTGTATTAATCTTCTATAATAAAATCAAAAAGAAATTTAAAATGGTTCCTCCGTTTCAAAAAGTTAGTGGTGGTTCGCTTGATTATACTAGAACTATTACTGTAGAGGGATTTGATGTAATTGGAACCATTCATAGTCATGGAATGATGTCTGCATTCCATTCTGGAACTGACCAGCATGATGAAAAGAGCTTTGATGGTCTCCATATTACTATTGGAAATGTTGATGAAAAATTTGTTAGTATGTCAACTTCAATAGTATCAAATGGAAGCAGATTTATTGTAGACACTATTGAGTATATGGATGGATTAAAGAAAGAAATTGATATTGATACAGTAGAAGAAAGAAGTTATGGAAAAACATATACATGGGATTCAGATCTTCAAAAGATGATAGAAAAAGAAAATACATATAAAGTAAAGAAATTTGATAAAAGATTTTCTCCAATGCCATCAAAAGAAAGTATTTCGTTTAATAAAGAATGGTTAAAGAGAGTAGAAAAGCAAAGCTATACTGTATCATATCCTTACAGACATCATTGGGGTAATAGTATTTATAGTCATGGTTATGGCATGATTGATGATGTAGACGCATGGGAAGATTATTTCAAAAAAATGCGAGGAGACTATACTCCAGCTGGTTTTACTTATAATAGCAAAGACGATAATAAAACTAAGAAACTAGAAACTGATAAATCAAAAGAAATGAAACCAAATGAAACAGTCATTAAAGATGAAGATGACTTTAATCCTTGTGAAAGCTGTGTATTTAGGGACAGCAAAATTGATTGGGTAATAGAACAGATAACACAAGGAAAAGAAGATGAATATGATGAAAATAAATTAACAGACCATTTTGTAGTTGATGACCTACAAGTCATTGAAAATCAGAAGGGGGAAAGCTATTTACAAGAAGATCAAAAAGCTATTCAAGAAGAAGTTCTGCGACAAATAGATGAAGAAGAAGCAATGTTTCAAATAGAAGAATCAAAAACTGTTGAAATGATACCCGAACCTGATAAAAAGGCAATTCCACTAACGTCAAGATTTGGTGGATTGCTTCGTTATTTGGTTCATAGAAAAGAGGGAACTTAATGCGAATTGTTATAGTTGGACTTGGGGGTATCGGTTCAATTCTATCTGAAAAATTGGCAAGATATCTAAAACATATAACAGATGAACAATTTAATTTAATCTTTATGGATGGCGATGATTATGAAACAAAAAATTTAGTAAGACAAGAATTTGAAACCTATGGAAACAAAGCAGAGGTAAAAGCAGCAGAAATATTTAATAAATTTGAAATCCCTGTAAAACCATATCCTTATTTTATAAACGGAGATAATATTGACGCAATTATACAAGGAAATGATATAGTAATGTTATGTGTTGATAATCATAAAACAAGAAGACTAGTATCAAATTATTGTAGTTTACTAGATAATATTACTCTTATTTCAGGGGGAAATGATTTTATAGATGGCAATGTCCAAATTTATGTAAGAAGAAATGGTCAAGATATAACAGCAGATCTTACAACATATCATCCAGAAATTAAAGAACCTAAAGATAAATCCCCAGAAGATATGTCATGTGAAGAATTGGAAAAATCAGAACCGCAACTTTATTTCACCAATTTGACAGTTGCAACTATTATGTGTTGGGCATTTTATAATATTATCACAAAAAAGAAAATTGGAATAGGTGAAGTTTATTTTGATATAGAAACTATGTCAGTAAACTCACAACTTCGAGAACCAAATAAAGGAGAATAACAATGGCTTACAAAAGAGAATCATTAGAAAACATGACTGTTAATGAATTGAAAGACATTTGTTGGGACAAAGACATTAAAGGTGTGTCCAAGAAACCCAAAGTTGTCATTATTGACAAAATTATGGAAAAATATGGTGCTAAGGAAAGAGCTTCTATAACACCAGCAAAGTCACCAGCTCCAATGAAAGGTCTGTCTGGAGAATTTGAAAGCGAGCTGACCAATCCAAGTGGAAGAACTGGCGATAAAACAACTACAACCATTCAAGTTTCTTGTGGTGCTTCATCTGGTAGATTTCCTGTTGTTGGAAGAACAGTAAGAGAAGTATCAGAATTTCTAAAAGAGATTTTGAATGTAGATTCGCTTTCTGCAGGTCTGGTCAATGGCCGGGAAGTATCATCTGACTATGTATTAAAATCAAAAGATACTCTGGAATTTATTAAGCCTTCCGGAAGAAAAGGATAATATTATCTAACTCAGGTTGGGGGATTCATAAAAAATGAATCCCCCAACAAATAATCCTTGAAAGGAGAGTAGTCGTGGTGTATAATAATATCACTGTAGTAGGCATCGGAACTCTTGGCGGATTTGTTGCAGATGCAATTTCTGAGTTAGAAAAAGTTTCAAAACTTACCATAATCGACCACGATCTAGTTGAAGAAAAGAATTTAATTAATTCGATTTATAGACAAATTGATGTAGGACTTCCAAAGGTTGATGCTCTTTCTGATATAATAACTTCAAAATATTCGGATATAAAAATCGAGAAAATTCAAGAAAAATTTATAGAAGGTAGAACAAAAATTCCTAAAACTGATTTAATATTAGATTGTAGAGACTATACATATGATAGATTGGGTTTAGTAGATGCTAGATTGTATATGTCATCAAGATATTTAATTGTTGACTGCAGACGTTATGTGACTTATATAGATAAGCAAGAAGGAAAATATTTAGTCCAACTTTCCAGAGAAGATTTAAAATATGCTTCATTTATTGTATCTTTATTAGTAAATAGTAATACGATAGAAATAATGAAGAAATCAGAAATTGTTCAAAAATATGAATTGGATCATTTTAAAAAAATAAACAAGAAAAATACATATGATATAGTTTATGAAAATGGAGAAAAATTTATTAATTTACCAGAAAGTATAAAACCTATAATAGATTTAAATAAATCAAAAGAATTGACAGTATTTATTGGAAGCAAAATGATTCCAATAACACAAACAATAATTCCAGTAAGAACATTACAAAACGAACTTGATGTAATATCAAACCTATCATCAATTGTGAAAATTCAAGATTTTAATGCTTTTATTATTTCAATACAAAATAGTAGTGAGGCGTTCATAGAACTAATTCCAGAAACCGGAGCTGCATAAATGCTGAAAGAAATAAAAGTAGAAACTATAATAGTTCCAAATAAAGTAATTTATAATGGTATGCTTTATAAGATAGTGGATCTTGAAGAAAAATTTATAATAAGTGAATATACAGTTTCTTTATTTGAGGGAAAAATATTTTCAGTTAAAATTAAGTGTGAACACCCTAATGCTAATCCTCTAAGTGGTGAGGTATGCATCCCTGCGAAATTACAAAATCATGGTTTTTCAGATAAAAGTAAAGCAATGATACATTCAATATTATGTTGTTTTAATTTAGATAATTGTTATTTTACTCCGTGGGGCGAATTTGAATATGAAAAAATGGAGGTATAAAAATGGAAAACGAACAACAGAAAAAAGAACTATCAGAAGAGTTACAAAAAAATATTGATGAAACTATTGATGACGTAGATCAATTGACGAGAAAAACAGCAAATAGATTTTCTCAATTTCTTGTAAAAGCATCAATGGAAAAATTTGAAAAAATTTTAAATAATGGAAAAGCAATTCTAAAAGAAAAAGTCAAAGAAGGACTAAAACATGGCAAGACCAAGAAAAGACAAAAAAGAAGTTCAAAAATCAATTGAAAAATCAAAAACTGGATTAGAAAGCGAGATTAGAAAAATAGTATCAGAAGTATTATATGAAGAACAACAAAAATTAAGCGAAGAAGAACTAAAAGAGATTGTAGCTCACCTATTACCAAATTTAGATCTTATGATAGCTAAAGCAATAAAGAAGCATACAAAGCTTCTTATCGGTTGGATTGATTCTAATTTAAAGGAGTAACTAATATGCCAAAGATCTTGGACTATAAAAATTTCTGCGAAACACTAGACGAAATATCGTCTCTAAAACTCATAAGCAAGAAAAAGTTTCATCCAAGGGGATTATTTTCTGAGCAGATTTTTGGTCCAATACGAAATTATACTTGTCAATGCGGGATTTATTATGGAGTTTCAAAAGCAGGTGGTAAATGTGAAACCTGCGGTGTAGATATAGTTAATAGTGATGAAAGAAGAAAACGATTTGCTAAAATTACTTTACCAATACCTGTAGTAAATCCTATAATGTATGACCTAATATGTGACTTAGGCGGAAAAGAAATTAAGAAATCAATTGATGAATTAATGAAAAATGATAAAAGTAGTTTAGTTAAAACAAGCGATGATGAGTATTTTGTAAAGACTGAAGATACTGCTATTCCAGAAACTAATCAAACTTGGCAAAAAACAGAAGCCATATATGAAATAATAAAATTTACAGCTCAAGATCAAGTTGATTCTGGGAACAATGAATGGAAAATAATTTTAGATAATATCGAAAATGTATTATTAAGTACAGTAATTGTTTTGCCACCAGATCTGAGACCAACTTCAAAAACAATGCAAGAAAGCAAACAATTAATGGATAAAATAAATAGATACTATGTTCAAATACTTACTAAAAAAGAGATTATGAAGGATACAATAATTGATATCCAAAAAGATAAACCACTTTATTATACGTACTTTAAGCAGTTACAAAAAGATGTATTTGAGTTATACGAAAGAATTTTAGAAAAGATGGCAAAAAAAGAAGGTCTAATTAGAGGAAACATTCTTGGGAAAAGAATTGATTTCTCTGGTAGAGCTGTAATAACTCCTGAACCAACTCTTTCTTTAGAGGAATGTGAGTTACCATATTTGATGATTTTAGAAATCTATAAATTACCTATAGCAAAAAGAATAATTGAGTTGGGTAAGTTTAAATTATTAAATAAAGCAATTGATTTTGTTGATGAATGTATCGAAAAACAATCTCCTATTCTATTTAAAATTGCTTCAGAAATAACAAAAGATGAAGTATGCATCTTAAACAGGCAACCCTCATTACATAAATTAGGAATGTTGGGTTTTAAAATAAAAGTTACGTTAGATCAAGTTGTAAAGATTCATCCATTAGTTTGTCCTCCATTTAATGCAGATTTTGATGGAGACCAAATGGCAGTATATATTCCTATTACAGAAGAAGCTAAAGAAGAAATTAGAAATAAAATAAGTATAAAAATGAATTTAAGTAGTCCAGCAAATGAAAGCTTAACAACAACTCCAAGTCAAGATATTGTTTTAGGAATTTATTTCTTGACTTCAAATTGTTTTCCAAACACAAATGGACAAAAAATGTTTATGACATGCCTTCCAGAAAATTATCCGGAAGTAACTGGAGTTGTTGATAATAAAAGATTGATTGAAATTTTAACAGAAATTAAAGATAAATATTCTGAAGATATTACAGTAAGAACCCTAGACAATATTAAAAAGTTAGGGTTTAAAGCAGCAACTCTTTATGGTTGCACAATTTCATTAGATGATTGTGAAATGCAAAATTCAAAAGAAATAAAAGATTTCATTTATGAAGGTAATAGTATACGAAAACAATTATCAAGATATTCAAATCCAAAGTTAGTAGATGAAATGCGAAAGCAATATAAATATTCTTATTTTATTGATTCAGGAGCTCGTGGTAGTTGGGATCAAGTAAAGCAATTAATTTTAACAAGAGGTTTTATTTCAAATTTTGATGGTCAAATTTTGCCAATACCAATAAAGAGCAATTTAGTAGAAGGATTAACACAAGAGGAATTCTTCTATTCAACATATGGGTGTAGAAAAGGTCTTTTAGATGTTGCCTTAAATACAGGAACATCTGGCTATCTTTCAAGAAAATTAGTTTTTACATGTGCTAACTTACAACTTGATAAAGATTTAAATGATTGTGGAACTAATGATACTTTACAGGTTGATGTAAATTCCGAACGAAAAGCCAGAATGTTAGTTAATAGATATCAATTAAAAAATGATAAGTTAGAGAAGATAACAATAAAAAATTATAAGAAAATAGTTGGAAAGGTAATAAATATCAGAAGTCCAATATTTTGCAAAAGTCCAAAAATCTGCACAACGTGTTATGGTGATTTATATAAAACAATAAGAAGTAGATTTATTGGAGTATTAGCAGCTCAAACTCTTGGAGAGAAAGGAACTCAATTGGTATTACGAACGTTCCATACTTCAGGTTCAGCAGTTGTTCAAGCAACTGAAGATTCAAAACCAAATATGAAACAAAAAGATATTATTGGTGATCTAGCTATTGTAGCAGAGTTATTGCATAAATTTAAAGATAAAACAGCTATACAAATAACTCATCAATTATTTGAGGCATATGATAAAGATATTTATCATATTCATTTTGAATGTGTTGTTTCGCAATTAATGTGGCATGGAAATAGAAAATGGAGATTATTGCCAGAAAGAAATCAAGTTAATCCAACCTTTTATAGTATTCAAAGTGTTCCTAATCATGAAAGTTGGATACTAGCAATGGCATTTTCAAATCCCAAACGCTCAATCCTAAATGGTGTTTTATATGAAGGTTTATATTCTGGAATTATGGATAAAATTCTTAAAGGAGAAAAAATAACATGAGAGATCCAAAAAGAATCAAAAAAATGTTGAAGCAAATAGAAAAGATTTGGGAAAAAAATCCAGACTTAAGATTATTCCAATTACTGCTTAATCCATTAGGATTATCTGGAAATACTTCAATATATTACCTTGAAGATGATATTCTTGTAGAAGCATTAAAATATTATGATAGCAAATAGGAGGATTTAAAACTTGAACATAATAAATCCGTTATTTAAAGTAAACGAAGAGAAAAACATCTTTACTATAAGAGAAAAGGATTACGATAAAATATTAGATTCAATACGAGAAATTGTAAATCCTGTCGAAGAGATAGGGTTTACAATTCTCGAAGTAGATATGAAAGATTCAAGATTTTCATCTGGAGAACTATCAAGAACTTTAAAGCAAACAATAAGCATAAAATTACAAAAAGGGTCAAAAGAAATTGATCTAAGTTTGTTTATTCCAAAGTTGATTGAGAAGAACTATATTTTTATAAGTGGAAGAAAAAAGATTCCATTATTTCAATTGTATGATCTTCCTATTGTAACAAGAGGAGAGAGCATAAAACTAAGAACTAATGTGGCAACTTTAATGCTTTCAAAATCACCAGAAAAAGAATCTCCATTTGTATATGTTAGCTTTCTAGGAAAAAAGATTCCTCTTGCTTTATTACTTATTGCATATTTTGGTATAGATGAAATAGTAAAGAAGTTTGACCTATCAAGGTTTGATTCCACTAATAATAATAGTAATGATCTATATAATAAACTATTAAGCGATTTAAAATTATATCAAGAAGAATCAGAAGGATATTCTCAAGAAGATTTCTTAACTGAAATTGGACGATTATATTCAAAATATAATGCAAAAACTAAAGGCGAAGATATTATTTATGCTCTAAATCTAATTCCAAAAGTTGATCCTATAACAGCAAGCTTTTTAACAACGCCTTCAATTTTAGAAGAGCTAGTAGAAGCTATAAAAATACAAGATATTGATGATACATTATTCATAAATAAAAGAGTAAGATGTTTTGAGTATGCAATATTAGCAAAAGTATCAAAAATTATCTTTGATTTATGCTACGCCAATAGAACTGCTAGACAGCCAAAATTTAGTATCAATTCAACTCAAATTCTTTCTGATTGTAATGTTTCGGATATTGTTCAGTTTGATTTCTCAATTAATCCAATCGAAGAGTTAACTAAGTTATCGAGAGTAAGCCTTTTAGGTCCCGGAGGATTTAAAAGAGAAAATATTCCTAAACATCTGAGGGATATATGTCCTTCAATGTTCGGCAGAGTCTGTCCTGTAGATACTCCAGATAGAGATAATTGTGGAGTTCTTCAGAACTTATTACCAAACGTTGACCTAGATGAAAAATTAAGATTTACTGACAAGATACTAGAAAAACAACCAATTTCAATTCCAGTTTCTATGGTTCCATTCTTAAAGAATGACGATCAAACTAGACTTCAAATGTCCTCATCTCAAATGAGGCAAGCTGTTATGTTAAAAGAATTTGATATTCCAATGATTAGCTCAGGTTCAGAGGGTTTATATACAGATTTTACTCAATTTGTAAAAAGAGCTAAACAAGATGGATATGTGGTTCATGCTGATCCTCAATACTTAATAGTTTGTTATAATGATGGCCAAGCAGAAATAATAAATATCAGTTATAGAAAAATCTATGTAGAAAATCTGGACTATATGCCAAGTCATGTTAAGACAGGAGATAAATTTAAAAAGGGTGATATCTTAGCAGAAAGTAACTTCTGTAAAGATGGAAAAATTATGTTTGGAAAGAATTTATTGACTGGTGTTATGGTTCACTATGGAAATAATTATGAAGATGGAATTGTAATTTCTGATCGACTTGTAAAAGAGGGAACTTTTAGTTCAGTTCATTATGATGAATTATCGTTTGTTTTACCTCCTGATAAAGTTTTATTATCTCTTTCTGAAGATAAATATGAACCATTACCATTGGTAAATAAATCTTTATCACAAGGAAATCCATATGCGATCATAAAGAAAATCACAAAAGAAGAACCATCAATTATTTTTAGTGAAGAAATAAAACTTCTAGCTGAAAAGCGATATTTTATTTCTGAAGTAAATGTTTATGCAAACGAATGGAATACTGAAATTCCAGAATTTAGAGACTGGATTGAAAAACGAATAGTAGAGCAACAAGAAAGAGAAAAATATATTCAAACTCTAATTTATGAAAATGTAGAAAAAGATCAAGCTCAAAAATTGATAAGAGAACATAGTTTAGATAAATTTTCTCTTGTAGGTAAATACAAAGAGAAAAAAGAACGAGTAAATGGAATCATAGTTGAAATAACCGGAATTCATACAAGAAATATTCAAGTTGGGGATAAGATAGCAAATAGGCATGGAAATAAAGGTGTAATATCTAAGATTATTGAACATGAAAAAATGCCACAACTAGAAGACGGTAGACATATTGATATTTGTATTAATCCAATGGGAATAAATTCAAGAATGAATATTGGCCAAATTTATGAACTTCATTTAGCTATGTCACTTTTTGATCTAAAAATGGATCTACTCAAAATGATAGACCAAAAAAGAACGAATAAAGAATTAAAAGCACATTTATTAAGTTATATAAAAATAATAGATAAGACAGAAGGAAACTGGTATCTTTATCAATTTCAAAAACAGCTTCCAGAAAAAATAGATGAAGATTTCGTAAAAGATTTAACAATTATTCAAGCTCCTTTTGAGTCTTGTAAAGTTGAAGATATAAAGAAAGCTCTTGCTTTTACCAAAACTAAGTTTAAACAAGAAATCTTTGATCCTTTGTCTAAAGAATACTTACTTAATCCAGTAGCAGTTGGGTTCATTTATTTCTTTAGAATGGTTCATATAGCTGAAGAAAAATTAGCTGCTAGAGGAATAGGTCCATATACAAGACGAACACTTCAACCTTTAGGTGGAAGAAAACATAAAGGTGGCCAAAGATGTGGAGAAATGGAAACAGCATGTCTTATTGGTCATGATGCTCCTGTTAATTTATTTGAGTTTTTAACAACTAAATCAGATTGTATTGACCTAAAGAATAATTATATTAGAAACTCAATTTCTGGAGGATTTGTTGATGATAACAAGAATCCAGATATGGTTCCAGAATCAGTAAAATTATTAGATTCATATTTGACAGTTATTGGAATAGATCATAAAAAGTAGGAGGAAAAGATGGCATATATAAATAGTAATGACCTTCCTGATATTCAACAATCAGAACCGAAAATTAAAATGCCAATTATGGAAGTTGGAGTAGAAAATGTTGAAGTACCATTCATACTTGAGTCTAAGTATGGAGGGTTTCATCATATGGTAGCAAACGTGTCGATGAGAACTTCATTGGATTCGTCTATACGAGGCATCTCAATGTCACGTTTGCTACTAACTTTAAAACCTTATTTAGATCTACCATTAAAAAGTAAACTTATTAGAGAAATTCTATCAAAACTTCTTGAGTCAATTGATACTTCTACAGCATTTATGAAATTTGAGTTTAGATTACCAATTGTGAGGAAATCCATTCTTTCACAAAATGAGTTTCCCATTTATTATAAATGTAGATTTGAAGGAAGAGCATATAAAGTAAGAGTTATTGGTTTAGATCATAAAGAACATATTGAAACATATTACAGATTTTTTGAAGGTGTTACTGTTCAATATGCATCATATTGTCCATGTTCAGCAGAATTGTCATGTTCAGGTTCAGAAGGATATCCTCATAACCAAAGATCTTTTGCAAATGTTTTAGTTGAAGTTGATTCAGATACTAAATATTATCTATGGTTAGAGGACCTTATTGAACTTGTAGAATCAAGAATAAAAACCTTACCATACCCAGTCATTAAACGGATAGATGAAAAAGAAATTGGTAAAATAGCAAAAGAAAATCCTTTATTTGTTGAGGATGCTATTAGAGAAATTTCAGAAGGATTAGAAACATTACCTGGAATAAGTGACTGGATAGTTAAATGTGTTCATGAAGAATCTATTCACACAAGCGAAGCAATAGCAATTAATTACAAAGGTAATCATGGAGGGTTTGATGGACGTTGGTTTATCTAAAAAACCATGGGAACATTATGAGTATGAATATACTCATAAGTATTATACACTTTATGGATTTCCACAAAAGTCTAGCGGACCTTTTTACAATGAATGTCCAGCTAAATTTCAAACAATTAAAGATTCACCAAGACTTAGTTATAGAAAATGTGACTTAATAAAATATGATCGAAAATATAGGTATGAGTTATTTAAGGATTGGAGAGATTGGTTTCCTGAAAAACCAAAAAAGAAAAGAGTCCAATTTTCTAAAATTTCAAGATATCTAACAGGACAATATGGAATAGTTATTCAAAGATTTAGAAAAACAAAAGATAAGGGAATTATTTATAATGACTATGGAACATTAATTCTTTTATTAACAGGAAAACACAAAGGATTAATACAACAATGGTATAATAGATCATATCCGTTTCAAACCATTGCCAAATTTCCATATGTTGATCCATTACCAAAAATATTAATAAAAAACCTAACAAAAATGTTGGATGATGATCCATTTATATTATGTAAAAATATTGAAGATAGCGAAGAACAAAGAAATTTGTTTTTAGAAAGAATCTGGAATTACTTTACAGGAGAAAAAAATGAAAAAAGAAGATATAGTAAAATTATATGAAAAAGAAAGAGAATATCAAATTACTGTTTTTGGAGATTATAAGAAAATTACAACTCTTTCTTTTCCTAGTTTTCTAATTTTCTTAGAGACCTATCTTGATAAAGCCAAAAAAGCTTATTCAGGTCCTTGGACAAAAAATTTACCACAATGGTTGCTATCGTGTTCTGAAAGTAATGATGGAACAGCACCAGTAAAAGCATATGAAGAAGTGGTAAAAATAATGACTTTAGCAGGAGCAGCTCTGGAAACTTATGCAGAAATTGATATAGAAAAATGGCGGGAAACTGCCGAGATAGATCGTTTGAAATGGGAAGAAGGAGAAAATAAATAATGGAAAACTTATCAGAGATGCTAAAAGAAAATGAAACTAAAACAAAATTTACTGAAAAAGATTTAGATTTACCAGAAACTAAAGAAGATATTCCACCACAAGGAGAAATAGTTTCTACGGTTCCAATAACTTCATTTTCAAAATGGTTTGAACAAAATTCGTCAAAACTACAAAATATTAATCAAGTAAAAGTTGCAATACGAGGAGTTGATCCTAATAAAACTTTAATTATTGCAATTAAAGATCCTGAAGGTGGAAAAGATACATCTGGAAATGATAAAAAGATTCTAAAAGTATTTGAAGAATCTGATACAATTCCTGTTATAAATCTTCCAAGTTCTGATCTACAAATTTATAATAATGGCTTTAGAATTATAAGTAAATTTAATGATAATATAGTATTAAAATCATATGGAATTAAAACTGGCCTAGTTATTGTATTTTGTAATGAAGTAGATTTAAAATTAATTCCATATACGATATATAGACTTAAGAAAAAAGAAGCTGGAATAGATTCAAGTATTCCAATGTTTTCGAAAGATCCAACGGACCTTATACGAATATTTGCAGAAAATGCTGATCTGCAAACCTTACAAATTCTTTATAAGCAAAGCGCCAGAGCGGAAGGTTTGAAAACAAAAAAGGATATAGTTGATTGGTTACTAGAACGTCAAGCAGAAGTTACTGATGTTAACCATCACCTACAAATAGATAGTGTCATTATTGATATCTTAAAGTAAAGGAATGGGCCGGGCTTATAACTCGGCCCAAAAAAATTATGCAATTAAATGAAAATATGAAATTGGTTCTTCATGATATATATTTGTATGATATTGAAGCGTGCCATTATTCTATAATGCAGAGTTTAGGTTTAGATCTAACAGGAATTAATAGAGAAGATAAAACTCAAAGAAATATCGAAATAGGAAAATTAATGAAGAAGAACCCAAAGCTGACTTCTCTATTGCGAAATACAACAAATAGTATAATTGACGAATATATAAGTCGTAACAATATAACAGAAAGCGATATAATAATAAGACAATATGATGGAATTATAACTACTAAAAGACTTTACGAAACAAAAATAGGAAAAATACCTTTAGATATAAGGAAAGCGTTTGAGATATTCATAATGTCTATAAATAGACAAATGTATATTGCTATAGATAGCAATAAAGAAATAACTGTTAAAGGTGTTCCAAATAAATACGATAAAATAGTTGAGATATATGCTCAATTATGCAAGTTAAATTTTCTTAGTAAATTTTCAATATTTTCAACACTTCAAAAGATAAAAGATGAGTTCATGAAGTCAGAAGACGCTGAACTCTTTGCTATACCTTCAATTGATGATAAACATTCAATAGTTTATCTCAAAAATTATGGAGTAATAGAAGTAACAAAGCCTACTTTAAAAATAGTAGATACAAATGATATTGATAAAGAAAGATATTATAAATTCTTTTTAGAACCGTTTATAAAAAGTATAGTCATAGAATATATTAGGAGTTAAAATGAAAATTCTAAACATAGCAGCTGGAAAGGTTTTGCCTTTGCCTTTTAAGAATTATATTACATATAAAGATCTACCTGGAATGATAACGGTAAATATTGATAAGTATTATTTTGCTGATAAAAGTATAGTAGATGTAGATAAAATTGATGAGATAGTAATAAACTCAGATTATATTAATCGTAACGAAAATTATTATTGTAATACAGATATCTTCAAATATATGGAACGAACTAGACTTTTTTATGATAGAGTATGTATCTATAGATTTCTTGAGCACGTAAGAATGCGAGATGTTCCATATTTTATTTATCTAGTTTCCAACGTTTTATTAGCAGATGGGACAGTAGATATTATCGTTCCAAATTATTCAGAATTAGCTCGTATGTTATATAATGAAGTAATAGATAAAGATTTTGAAGCACATAATATATTACTAACTACAGAGTTATTAAATGAACCAGAAGATCCCCATACTTCAATCTGGACAGTAGACAGAATAAAATACTTTTGGGAACTTGAGAAAAGATTTAAAGTTCAAGTTATAGAACCTTTTACTTTAGATTGTAGAAACATTTACTTACGAGCTTTAATAAAAAGGGAGAGTTGGTTATGATACCGTTTGTTGAACGTGCATCTCAAATGGATTTAAGTACACAGTTTGGATATAAAGGATTATACTCATATAAAGATAAATATGGAGAAGTAATATATAGATCATTAACAACAATTGCTTGGTCAGACCAGTTTCCAGATGGTCGTCATGAAACAGATGGAATCGAACTTCCATATTTAGCAGTATATACAAAAGAATCGCAAATTAGAAGTTATATATATTGTGGAGTAGTATCAAAAATATATAGATTTATTGGTCATGATGTTTTGAATCAAATGATAAGAAACTCTATCAAAGAAGCAGGAACTCCAGTTCTTGAAGAACGATTTTTTTCAAACTACTTATCAAAGGTAAGAACTGAATTTATTATTAGTTCAGCAGTAAATTCTCCCATAGCTGGAGATCTATTACCAATAATTATTACATCAAATAGCTATGATGGAAATTCGGCAGCAAAACTATCATTTGGCTTATTATTAGTTAAAGGATCTAATACGTACTCTTTTGCCTTCAAACTTGGAGAAATGCGAGAAGTTCATATTGCAAAAGAAACAACATCTATGACTGCTAATATTCAACAATATATTAAAGCTTTTGGAGAAAATATGGTTAGTTTAGTTAATCAAAATTTCAAGATTATATTAACCGAAGAAATGATGCTAAGCGCTCTAGCTGTAGTTGAAAAAATAGGAAAGAAAAAGAGAGAGGCTGTTTCTACTATTTTGGCTCAACTACAATCTGAAGCAAATCAAGATCAACCATCTGCTTGGTTAGTATTTTTAGCAATAGTTCGGTATTGTAGTTTTGAACGAAATCTCAATACTAGAAGACTATTGGAGAATGCTGCAGAAAGTGTTCTTGTAGTTCCAACCAATATGATGAATGTATTAGACAAGCTAAATAAATAATATCTAACAATTTGCCAATAAAATTAGTTAGATATAAAGTGGGAGCCGCACTCAAGCGGAAAGCTAAATGCCTCCCACTATTTTTTTGTATTTTTTTGGAACAAAAAATAAAAAGGGAAATATTATGCCAGAAAAAGATCAATATTTTGCTCCTGCTAGATCTTATGATGTAGAATTAAAAATAAAAGGAAAAGACTATTCACAAGATCTCGGCGAATTTAAAATAGTTTCTTCATTAAGTTCCGGATATCCAAACGTATTTCTAACTCTAAGTTTAGATCCGAATGATATTTTGATTAACAATCTTCTAGGTGAAGATTCAATAAGTTTAAGAATTACTTTATTAAAAGAAGATGGTATTCCAGGAGAAAGAGTAGATTTTGATCTTCTTTATTTAAAGTCTGACTTTCAATTTGCTGATAAATCACAAGCTCCAGTACATGTTCAAAAAGATAGAACAATTATTCCGATAACAACGTTGGTTAGATCCCCATATAAAACTATGACTACTCTAGTTAATGACGTATTTATTGGAATGAGAATGCGAGATATTTTAAATAGTTTGGTCTCAAGGACGGGTGCTAAATTAAAATATGATATTGATGGAGAAAATCAAAATGTAGTAGATCAAGTTTGTATCCCTCCAACAACATTATATAAAATTATTAAAGAATATAATCAAGGAAATAGTGATGTTTTTGATGGATACTTAGATGGAAGATTTGGATTATTTGATGGAGTTCCAGGAATATTCTGTCAACATGATAATACGATTTATATAAAAAATCTTACTGCAAAATTACGAAAAAATCAGACGTTTACAATGTATCAATTCGCAAGTGATAGTAGCAAAGAAACGTTTGATATGATAATGAAGGAAACTAATACCGAAAATGCTTATTATACTTATGATCCAGTTGATAGTGACTACGCAGGAAACGCTCGTTTTGGTTCGATTGCTTCAAGTATAATAAATATAGTAAAACCAAATAATACTTTGTTCTCTACAATATCTCAAGAATTAAAAGATGTTGCAAAAAAATATGCTCTAACATATCAAAACTCAAATTTACCTATTGACTCAGGAATTGAAAGAACAAGATATTATAATGAAGATACTGGATATAATAAATCACGAACTCAATTCAATGCAAGATTTGGAAGAAAACTATCAGACTTAGCAACTCTTGGAATTAATATAGAAAGAAACCTTCCAATTCTTCCACTTTTAAATGTTGGAGAATGTGTCAAATTTAAACCACTCGTTTTAGATTATATATCTCTTGAAGGAAAATATATTTTATGGAGTTCAGCTTTAAATTTTACTTATAGTAGAAGTGGTTGGGAAACAACTGCAAGAGTAAATCTTGTTAGAACCAACAAAAAGATTTAACCTTCAGTGAGGCCCAGCCTCACCAAAGGTCTCAAAGGAATATTATAAAAAAGGAGGGGAGTCTTCCCCATAACATACTACCCCCAGTACTGCAGGGTCAGACAAATCAAGTTCCGAAAAATTAGAATGCATGTTTTCCCTCCTGTATTATTTAATAATTAATATATATAGAATACTATTTTTATAAGAACAAAAATGAAAGGAGTATCTTATGGTAGCAGCTATAAGCGCACAAACACAAACCAAAATTGGAGCGGCAGATAAGTATGTAGCTGAATACCTCCATTGTAAAAAAGATTTCGAATTCTTTTGTAATAATTATATTTACATAGAACTTCCAGGAAAAGATGTTCACTTGCATCCATATAGAAAACAATTAGAATTAATTGATTTAATTGAAAAAGATCACTATGTTCTAGTTCTAAAAAGTAGACAAATTGGAATATCAACTATAACACAAGCCTACGCTGCTTGGTTAACAATATTTTTTGATAACACAGTTATTGGTATTATTTCAAAAGATGGTAAAGAAGCTACAGACTTTGCTAGAGCAATTAGAGGAATGATCGAAAAGCTTCCTGATTGGATGAAACCGCCAAGAGGAGTATTAGGGCGAGGATTTGCTAAAAGAACAGAACAGTCGTTTATTTTAACTAATGGTAGTAAAGTATTTGCTTCACCAGTTAATCCAAACCAGCCAGATAAAACTCTTCGTGGTAAAGCAATAACTTTGTTAGTTATAGACGAAGCAGCATATGTTAACTATATTGAAAGTGCATGGACTAGTATGGTTCCTGCTCTTTCTACCAACCAAATGCAAGCTAGAAAAAATAATATTCCTTTTGGAACAGTTGTTTTATCAACTCCAAATAAAACAGTTGGTGTTGGACAATGGTATTTTAAAAGATATCAAAGATCTATTAGTGGTGATGATATTTTTAAACCATTTATTATTCATTATAAAATGATACCAGAATTAGCTGAAGATCCAACCTGGTATAAAACTCAATGTGAGTTATTTGAGCACGACCATAGAAAAATAGCTCAAGAATTAGAGTTAAAATTCTTACCATCTGAAGGATCATTCTTTGATGCTGTTACAATAGAAAAAGTTCAAAATTCTGTTATTCAACCCATACAAAAATTAAAGTTATATAATGGTGAAATATGGAAGTTTGCTAATGGAATTCCTGGTAGATATTATATACTTGGAGTAGATACTGCGCCAGAACATGGAGAAGATAAATCAGCAATTTCAGTATGGGATTATGAAACTCTTGAACAAGTTTGGGAGTATCAAGGTAAATGCAAAGTACTTGACTTTGTTAAAGTTGTAAAAGTTGCAGCAACTGAATATCCTGGTCTATTAGTTATAGAATCTAATTCATATGGAAATCAAGTTGTTGAAAATATGTATCATAGTGAATATGGTACTATGGTATATAAAGAAACTAGAGGTAGACAAACACAATTTCCAGGAATTTCAACTAATTCAAAAACAAGACCATTAATGATAGATGCTTTATATTCTTATATAACTCAATATCCAGAGATAGTTAAATCTGAGCGTTTAGCTTTAGAGTTAGCTGGTTTAGTTACTAAAACAAACGGAAGAGTAGAAGGTGATTCTGGTTGTAGAGATGACATAGCATTTTCTACTTCAGTATGTTTTTATGTTAGAAAGTATGATCCTCCAGTAATGATTAATATGATGCAAAATCAAGTTATGGAACAAGAGTTAAAAGATATTGTTGATTACAATACTGAAAAACGATTTGAGTTCAATAATGAAGATATTCTTGCAGCTGTAAAAGAAAAGTTTAATGAATATCAAGGATTCACTGACGTTTTAAAAATGTATGATAGGAAATAGGAGATAGAAATGGATAATGTTATTACATTCGATGAGCAACTTTTAAATGAAACCTTTTTTATGCCATTTGGTCTATATGTAGTTGCAGAACTAGGAAGTCAAAAACTATATGGGTCTGCAAAACTAAATGCAAAATTTATAGAGGCTGTCTCATTTACAGACGCAGGTCAACCAATTACTGGAAAAATAGCAGAATTAGTAGGTGAAACTAAAGTGATACCATGTTTTGTAAATAAGGGTATTCTTGGTTTTCTTGCTTGGAAAATATTTACACCAATAGGTTATAAATCTATCTTGGCATTCTACACCCAAGAGACCAAAAAGATTTATATTATTCTTACAAATAATGCTTCTTTACTTTTTGGTTATGCAAACAATATATGGATGACATTATTATTGATACATGAATGTCAACATATGGCAGCACATGATAAACCATCTCAATTTATAACAATGTTTTTAGGGGATTTAAATAAATTTTATACCGAATATTTTATGACGTTATTTGATCTTAAAAAAGAACCAGATAACAAGTCTATTATATCATTTATTGAAACGATTTCTAAATTTGAACTTCTAGATGGGCCAGAGATAATCAAAAAAGTAAAAGAATTTACTGAAATAAAAGATATTTTAGAACAACTAGCAAGCGGAACAAAAATGACGAAACAATCTGTTGAAGATTTAATTGAATTATATAGAACGGCAGTTGTTTCTCTAGCAACAGGAAAATTATTTGATGATATACCTAATCAATATCGAGCACTAATACCAGTTGTAAAACCTTTATACATTGCTTATAAAAAAGCTTTTGGAATGAAAGGTTTAAATACATTAGCTATTCAAGAATTAATTTATCCATCAGAAGTAATAGCTATAGCTGCAGAAAGGTTTTTAATTTCTAAAGGCCAGCAAGCAATAAAGCAACTATTGTAAGGAGATTTAGATGGCTAAAGATTATGATCCAAAAAAAATAAACAGTTTATATGGAAAGATGAACCAATCATATAAACAAGATTTCGAAAACTCTAGAAATATTGCCGATGAAATTGATTCAGTAAGTAGAAAACATAAACAATCTATGCGAGAATTAAATACTCTTAGAGGTGGATTTGAAGGTGAAACAAATTCTGCTTTTAGAAAAGTATTTATTGGTTTGGGTAATTCTCTTAATGCTTTAGCTGGTGGAATTAAAAGTATGGCTGCTGCCGGTGCTAATACAATGAGACAATATGGTGAAGCAATAGGTGAAGATATCAGAATAAACAAACAAAATCTGGTCGCAACTGCATTATCTGGAGCCTCTCCTATATTTGGTTACTTTGCATCAAAATTCATGGAAACTGATGTATTTAAGAATGCCGCATCGAGAATTAGAGAAGGTGTTGGTAAAGCATTTAAATTTGGACTATCAAAAATAGGAATAGGTAGAAAAGAACCAGATTATGGTGCGATGGGTGGTGACCTATCATATATAAAAGAAAAATTAGATAGAGAATTGCCATCATTACAAAGTGGAGGAATTGTTCAAAAAGGTGGTATGTTAAAAGTTCATGCTGCCGAGGTTGTAGTACCCGTTGAAAAATTCTATGGAAAAATGGAAAAAGAAAGATCTAGTGAACGAAAGAGTATTCTAAAAACTTTTGTTGAAGAATGGCAAAATGCTAATAATGAAGAAGAAAAACCTTGGCAAGACAAAGTAGTTGAATTGCTATCAGATTTAAAAATTCAGTTAGTTGGAACCGGAGGGATTTCAAAATTTAGTCAAGTTTTAACAAAAACTTTAGAGCAACATCCAACTTTTAGAATGATGTATAACTTCGGAAGAGTTCTAACTAATACTTTTAAAGCAACTTTAAAATGGTTATTTCAACCTCGTGGTGGTTATGCTAGCAAGGTAAAAAGAGCATCATCAACTGATAATGTATTTGAAAGAATAAGTAATCTTTTAGGTTTATTAATAACAGAATTAATGCCAAAAGTTGATGCTATAAATAAAAATTTATTTAGCATAACAGAATCATTTGGTCTTAAAGCGAAAGGAGCTAAAGATGAAACCTATACTATGTTTGAAAAAATTAAAAAATGGGTTGCAGGTGAAAAACTAGAAAAAGAAAAATCAAAAGGAATTTTTGGTTATTTAGTTGATAAACTTGGATTAGATGAACAGGTTCTTGAACAAGCTGGAATAAAATCATTAAAAGATTTAAAGCCTGGAAGTCTGGCTACTAAATTAGGTGGAGCGGCAGCAATAAAGAAAAGAGCCAGAGAACAATTACAAGAAGCTGCTTCTGACGAAGATAAATTTAAAATTGAAAAACGCTTTTACGCATGGTTGGCAAGAAGTAAATTTTTAGACGAAGGTGATAAACAACCAGAAACGATAAAAAAAATTGCAGAGAAAAAAGAAAAAATAAAAGAAGAATATAATAAACGTTATAAAGAGAAGGTAGACTCGTCAATAACATCTATAAAAACTTACTTAAAAGACCTTGTTAAATTAAAACAAGATCAAGAAGATAGAGAAAAACCTCAATCTCCAAGTTGGGTTCAATATATAGCAAAAACATTTAAAACAACATATGATGATGCAAAAAGAAGAGTGAAAGATAGTTCTAAAGCTCAAGATACTTTAGAAAAAATTAGAAAAGAAACAAAAGAAGGACATAAAATTTTTAGTTCAATGCATGGTCTTTTAAAGAAAGGTTTTAGTGGTCTGGGTAGTTCTTTATTATGGATTCTTACTACAGGAATTAGTATGTTAAGTAAATTATTATGGAATGCTATAATGTCTATTAAAGATATTATTATGGGTATCTTTACGGGAAAATCTATTGGAACCAGACTAAGTGAAAGATGGGAAGATGTTAATTATGATTTAAGAGAGAAAAAGAAAATGGAAGGTCATGAAAGAGCAGGATATGAACACGAAAGAAAAATGGGACGTCAAGAAAAGCAACGAGGAGCAGAGCAAGGTAAAAAACCATGGTATAGAAAAGCTGGAAGATGGGGAGCAGGAAAAGCAGGAGGTGGTCTAAAAACTGCTGGTAAATTTTTGGGAAAAGGATTACTTAAAACAAGCGGTATGTTATCTCTTGCAGGTGGAGTTTGGGATCTAATAACTGGGGCACCAAAGGAATGGGGAGTTGGTCCTGTTGCTGGTAGAGTAGGAACATTCCTTGGAGGTGAAAGTTCTGGATTATCCGGAGCAGTAATGCAGGGACTTCAAGGGGCATCTATTGGAGGAATGATCGGAGGTCCTGTTGGTGCTGCTATAGGTGCAATTATTGGTGGTGGTTTAGGATTTATTGGTGGTGAAAAAATTTCCAAATGGTTAAGCGGAGTAGGTGATAATACAGAAAAGATAAAAGACATAGCAGAAGAATCTCAAGAATCTCAAGAAGAAAAGCTTAAAAAGATACAAGAAGAAGAAAAAGGAAAACGAAAAGAATTAGGAACACCTTGGTCAGAATTACAGCAAGCTCAATTTAAAGGAAAATCTCCTCAAGAACAAATGATGCAAATAGCATCTCTAGGTGCAACAGCTGGACAGTATGAAAATGGTGAATTAGCAAAAGTAAAAATAGGTGATAAATGGTATAATGTTGATGAGCTAACACAAACTCGTGATGGATTGAAAGATATTGCTTTAGGATCTGGAATAACATCTAAAAATTTATTAGAACAACAACACAATGAACAAATGGCTCTTCTAGATGCTCAAAATTATGCAAATACAGAAGTTGCAAAAGTTCTAGTTGAGAAATTAGAAGATGCAACTGAAAAAATGGGAAATGATATAAATATAAATAATACAAAAACTGCAGTTTCAAATAGTTCAAATGTTATCTCAAATAGAGCAAGTGGAGCAGGAGGTGGTGGAGCAGGAGGTGGTGGTGGTACAGCATCTTCAGCCAATGCCGATGTAAGATGGCTTCAAAAATGTGATGTAGCTTAAAGGAGGGAGAATGGATTTTTTAAATAATACAATTGGTTACCCACCACGATCTCACGTTAGTGATACACAAATAATTAATAGCATGCCAGTGGTTGAAATAACACCATCTAAACCATATTTTGAAAGTGGATTAACATTATTCGCAGTCTTTCCTGATTGGGAAAGATATGAAAAAATTTTACGAAATCAAGATACTTCATTTTCTATCCCTAGCAAACCATTACGATTTGCATATATTGCTGATAGTTTTCCAAGTGATTCATTTACTAATGAATATGGAGAGACGTTCTTACAAAAGATGACAGATGTTGCTTCACAAGGAATTGGGGATTTAGTTCAAATTACAGGAAGTAAGGATATATTTGAAGCTGTTGGAAAAACTGGAAAAGGTTTAATGGAATTTGGAGAATCTGTTGGTGGAATGGCAGGAGAACTAGCAAAACAAGGTGGAGGAATGGCTATTTCTGGCGCAGGTTCAATGAAGAATTATATTTCAAAAATGGAACAAAGTGATAATAGTTTACGAAAAGCAATTGGTGGAGGTTTGGCTGTTGCTCATGGTTTAGCATCTAATCATAGAATAGATTTTCCAATGGTATGGAGAAATAGTTCTTTTACTCCAGCATATTCATTAACAATAAGATTATGGAATCCAAATCCGTCAAATCCTGAGTCATTGGTGAAATATATTATTTATCCATTAGCAGTAATTTTATGTTTAGCCTTACCAACTACAGAAAATGGTTTCTCATTCAGCTATCCATTTTTTCATACAGTAGTTTCAAGAGGACTTTTTTCTCTCGATCCTGCTGTTATAACAAATGTTACTGTTACAAAAGGTGGAGATCAACAACAAATTGCTCATAATCAACAATTAGGAATGGTTGATGTTAGAATTGATTTTGCTGGATTATTTACAAGTATGGTTCTAGAAGAAAAAGGTAGAGTCCCCGGTGAAAGACCAACACTTAAAAGATATCTGGATAATTTACGAGGAACAAAATATAATACAACCAGTAGAAAATATTTTAACCAGTTATCAGCAGTTCAATCAGGTATTTCACAAATAGTAGAACTTCCACCAGAAGCACTAACTAACAAACAAATGGGAGTAACAGACGAAAAACCATCTCCTGACGTATATAAAGCAAGAGTTGAGTCTAAGAAAGTAACAACAGAAGCTAAATTAATTAAAAAACCTGTTACCGAACAAGTTTATCCTGAACCTGATTATGAATCTTTTGCAAGCACAGGATAAGTTAGCATACTGAGTTTCTAAATACTATAGTTATATAGTATGCTAAATATAGATTGATTAAGAATTGAGTTTGAGGGGTAAGTTTTTCATACGTACTTTTATATCTCTTTCTACTAAGAATATCTATAAGCAAAATATTAATTTGTTGTTTGAAAAATAATCTAGATCTAGTTCTTTTTACTGACATTAATGTTCTTACATAATCGTAAAAATCTTTTCCACATAATTGGTTAGAAGCAGTCAAACTTTTAACATATAATTTCAAAATAATTCTTAGATTATCAATATATTTAGTATCGCCAATACCACTAGCAATAATTGTAGCAACCGAACTATTTATTTTACTAAATTCTCTTGCTTCCTCTTGAGCTTTAATATCAACAGTTTTATATACTGCAATTTTTTTAATAATATTTTCTATTTGTTTGCTAACCTTTTCTGTTACTTCTTTTTGATATGAATTTTCTTCATCTTCTGTAGGTTCTAAAGTAGGTTTGAAACCAGAACCTTCTTTCATTGATTGATAATATGCTTTTAAGAAACTTCTAGTACTTTGAGCTACTCTATGTCTACTCCCACTAATAAACTTTGCCATTCCATCTAAATCATTTTTTTCTATAACTTCAGTCCATTGCCTTATACCTTCCATAGCTAAATAATATAAAGCATTTCCAATTGTTCCTTCTCTAATAAATAGATGATTTTTAGTAAGAATTTCAAGAGCATATTTAAAAGAGTCTGAAATACAATAATCTAGATTCTGGGATAAATAGTTAGTATAATTTCGTATGTAATGAAATAACATCATATTTTTATATGCTGCAATATCTCTCTTTTTTAAGAAATATTGCATAAGAAAAATATAAAAATTAGTAATCGGATCAACAATAATATGAAGATTATATTTTTGATATATTGTTCCTTTCCATTTTCTCTTAGTAAATTCTCTCATATCTGGTTCATTCAAACCACATAAACTTAAAAACTCATAATATTTCTTTTTCAGCTCAGGATAGAAACAAGGTTCTGCCAACGAACTTAAATTATATGCGACACTTCTATTAAGCTCATGCTTTAATGTTTGATAATCAATCTTTGCTTTTTTAAGTAATTCTTCCATAATTTATATCACCTTAACAGTTATATTATCCTCGGTAAAAAATACATACTCTGGACCATATCGTAATAACTGCTCTTGTGTTAAAGTTTTTAACTCAAATTTAAAGAATATGCTTGTTTCTGGTTTTCTAACTCTACAATGACTAACTCCATCAATATTATGGATCACGTCAATTATTTCAGATCTATAAAGTTCAGAGTTAGTACCAAACCTACTTTTGAAAGCAGAATATAATGTTGAACGTACTGTAGTAACCATATCAGATAAGGTTCCACTAAATGTAGGTTCTCTAAATACTTCAACTTCAATATCAAGTGGAATTGTATAATTAGGAATAGTAATCCATCCTCTTTCTGAATAAATATATTTCTCAGCCAAATTAGTTACGTAAACAATTGTATCAATAGATGGTTGTTCATAAT